CAAACTTTTTAGATACATATACAGAATATGAAAATAAGAAAGAAAACGAAACACTTCAAGAAACTTGCTAAACCCCTTCCTGTTGAAACACACGGATTGCCTAACAACGTTAGAGTTGGTTACAAAGATATTAAGATTAGGTATGTTAGACCTAATTATAAAAAATGGGAATTGACTGATTGTTTTGGTGAATATGATTACAGACAAAATGTTATACAGGTACAACACGATCTTTGCGGCCAAGAGATGGCTAACACTATCTTTCATGAAATAATGCACGCAGCGGTCCATGTTTCTGGACTTAATCAAGAGAAGTCTCCATTAGAAAAACCAGAATTTGAAGAGGCTGTAGTTAATCAGTTAACTAATATTATGATGGGTGTGTTTAGAGATAATCCTTGGATGATTGATATGCTTAAGAATCAATTAGAAGATTCTGAGGACGCAGATTGATCTTCTATGATTTCTGCATCAATAACTTTGTCATTTAACAATGAAGCGTAATCTTCTTCGATCTGTGCCATCTTCATTTCTAGTTGTTCTTCTGTCATATCTTCTAATTTGCCATGTTTTATTATTTTTCTGTCTATGTATAGTCCTCCTGCCTTTCCTCGATTTGTTTCAGCGTTTACAGCTGCGGAGAAAGAATTCTTTTTGAGTGCTAATTCTTTTATTCTTGCTAATTCTGTTATGTGGCTTTCATAAGTCACACCATATTTTAACATCCTCTCTATTTTTAATTCGTCTAGGTATTTAACAACCAATGGAGATAGTTTAGGGTTGGTTAATTCTGTTCCTTCTTGCCTACATCTTTTTTCTGAATAGCCTGCAAGTTTAGCAGCTTCTGATTTATTCAATGGTCCTTCAGGTCCGCCAAATACTAAATATTCGGCAAATCTTTTTTGCATTTCTGTTAATCTTTTTGGAACTCCCATGTTGACTTTTTAAGGTAACTATCCTATATTGTCAATATATGAAAGACAAGCGGACATACATAAATAAAAAAGAACACGGAGAAGATATGACACATGAAAATGAGTCTAAAATAGACACCACACCTATTCAACTTTTAACAGAACAATACAAAACAGAACTACATAAATACCGAGAACGAGAAGGTATGTATATAAAAACCCAAAATCAATTAGATGCTACAAAACAAATTGTTATTGAAATGGCTGGAACCATAAGACAACTTCATACAGAAAATGAAAATTTAAAAGCAGAAGTTTCTAGACTTTTAGAAGAGATTCAACTATTAGAAATGAAGATAAAAAAATAATGAGAGTTCGAGACTTACAAGAATTTTTATCTAAATTTACAGAAGGTAACAAAGATGGTAGCCGGCAAGGCAATGCATTATCAAATGCTGTTGTCTATGTAGAAATAAACGGTTACGCACACAAGATAGTTAGAATGGAAGTACAAGAACACGCAACACCTATAATAGGACACAAGGGACACAGCGCTCATCGTTTGGTACTTAAAACAGATAAAACTAATAGGATATCTTTGCCTCCAAAACTGCAGATTTAAACGCAGTGGTTACCTTAAAAAACATATGGGCCCAGAGGCTAAATTATATCAAAATGTTAAGCAGAATTTTAAGCAACTTTCGCTTATTCGAATTGAAAACAATAGCCTACTTGGTACTCCTGATTTATTGGTCTGTAATACTTCTGGGCACTTTTGTACTTTAGAGTTGAAGGTATCAAAAGGTAACAAACTTAAATTTTCACCTCACCAAATTGCGTTCCACGTGAAACATCCTGACAATACATTTATCTTAGCAAAGACCCTTGGTCCTTTGCACAAGAAAACTTCTCCAATATCCATGTACCGTGGCTCAAAGATCAGGGAGCTTGCTGCTTGTGGCTTGAAGCTTGACGCTTGTTACTCTGGCTGGGACGCTTGTCGCTTGGCGCTTGAACAGGTTGGTTCGAAAGCTTGACGCTTGGTGCTTGAAGCTTGATGCTTGTGGCCTGACGCTTGAAGCTTGAGGCCCGGACCAGGTGCACGCTCGCACTCACCGTCGTGAGCTCTTAAGCTAATGACCTGATCCAGTATTCCACGCGGGAATTTTTTAATGTTCACCATAACAAATATTTTGAATTGACTTGTCCCAGCAGGCTCTGCAATCTTTGCATTTGTTGCCCTGCGTTGGAGCTGGACATGTCCGTTGTCCAGGCTTCGTTGTTACAGTTGATGTATGAGGCCAGCTGTCAATTGCTGCCTGGTCCACCATCGGAATGGAGAACCGGACAACAAGATTGTCAGGAGCTTCAACAATATAGTCCTTGGTCCATGCTTCACGGGTTGGCATCCAGTGTTTAACTGAAGGCGTGAGCTTACATACTTCATAGATTCGTCGCAGGTGGTCCAGGTTTTGGACGTCGCCTGAGTCGTGCCAGCGGAAGTATTTGACCTTCTTAGAATTAATTTGTGCAGCCATTGCCTCGACCCATTTAGGGTGAGTTAGGGACCTGAAGCGCTTATACTGCGCATCGATAACATTTTGGAATCTATACCGGCCCCGCTTGTACGCGTAACAGTTAGCGCAAACGCTGCCAGCAACAGCTCGTAGCTTGGTTCCAGTCTTGCATTCGTGAGCTGGTGTGCTGTAAGCAAATCCAGGCATTTTGCCCGGCTTTGATAGTGTGTGAGTTATAGCCTCCGCTTCTTTTATTTTCATTGTTTATTCTCCTGTATTTTATAGGATACTATATTCTTATAGTGTAGTCTTGTCAAGCTTGCAGCCTGGCGCTTGCAGCTTGCCGCTTGCTGCTTGTAGCTTGGTCCTTGGGCCTGGAGCCAGCGCCAGTGGTTAACCAGGATCTGAGTACTTTCAGATCCTGATCTATTAACTTTACTCACCGGCCCATCTTCCGGTATTGGCTGCATTTAAGCAGGTCATATACTCAGAGTCCGACAGTCCCACCTCTTCCAGCAAGAATGAGTGTTTCATATTCTGAGTTCCAAACTTTGGTTCCAGTATGTACCTGACAGCCTTGTCAAGGATCTCCTGGCGTTTGCTGCCGCCAGGCTGGTATTCTTCTTTCATAGTTTTTTTAGTCATTTTTTCTCTCCTCCATATATTTTCTTGATCTCTCCTGGTCCTCTTTAACTAACCTAAGCACCTCTTCCAGGGCGTCGGCTATTCTTTTTAATTGTTCATTGTTCATTTTATTTCTCCTGTATTTGTTAATATACTCATCCTACATGATCCCTGAACCATTGTCAAGCGTTGCTTGCTGCTTGAGGCTTGGCGCTTGTAGCTTTTCTTCTTTAGAATGAAACTTAGAATCATTCTAAAGTGGCTGTTATGCTGTCGCAACATTTAAGAGGCTGCCTAAATCCTCCACCACATTTTAATCATATAAACCCAGCGCTGCCCCCTGGCCTAGGGACCCGGCAACGCTGAGCAAAGGCTGCCCCACCCGAAGTCACTTAGCGCGAAGCATTTGGTGAGCGGAATGTGTGCCTTTTTCATTAGGAGGACCAACCGCTATTGCTCGAGTCTTTAATGACATGCAATTGGTCCACCAAATAATGGATCAGTGGGCTATACTCGGGATCAAACCTTTCTAGCCGTAATCCTGCTAATTTGAGTTTTTTAATTCCGTATATTAGCAAAAGGGAACTTCTCCTATATAATACTTGACAATGTATTTGTCAACTGTTAAAACAATTTTAATTTAACCAATACAGGAGAAAAACAAATGCCAGAAAAAAGACTGACACTAAATAGTGAAAAAAGAAAAGCTATTGCTGACGTGTTCCAAACACACTTTGAACTTAACAGTCCAAAGTATGAACTGCACAAAAAATCAATAGCTGATTATAATGAGGCAAGAACTAAAATGAAAGTCCTAGCTGAAACAGTTGTAAGACACCACCAACCACAAGAAGATGTTGACACAATTAGAAGTATGATTGCTAAATACAATCGTAGTGGTGGAGAGTTGTATGAGGATAATTGTTTTTTCTTTACTGCACCACCAAGAATGGAAACTGATAGTGATGGAAGTAAAAGAGAAGTCATTGATGAAAGCCATGTTAAGTTTTCTTTGAATGAGGAATTTGCAAGGTCTTATTATAGAGATGAGATTAAAGCAAAAGGTCTTAACCCAGACTTTCATGTTGCAATCAATAATAACTACGACAAAAGAAGTCCAAGCTATTACACTATGGAAAGCCAAGTAAATAAATTTACAGGGCATGAAACAAGTAGCAACGACAATAAAACTACTTTGTCATATAGAGATGAGTGGGAAAAAGATTTCCAACTCACAACAATCGGTAGCAGTTATTGTCATAGTCGTATGTTTGCAGTTGACCAAGATACATTTAAACTTTTCAAATCATTTAATACTTTGAAAGAAAATGTAATCATGGCACATCAACAATTATACAGTCATGTAAATAGTAAAATGGAAAAACTAAAACTTGGTTTAAAATCTTACAGATACTTTGACCAAGCTAAATCACTAGCAGACAAATTAGGTGTTGTATTAAATGAGGGCATACTAAATGAAAGTAGCAGTATGGCACTTTCAGTTTATAGCCCAGAAAATCTAGCTAGACTTTTAGAA